CAGTTGCTTACGGCCAGCCGCGCCGCCACTTGGTTTTATTAATAAGGCCAAACAGATTCTCGCGCGTGTCGTTCGGCAGCTTGTGATTACGTAGTATCTGTTTGGCATCCTTGATCGCCCTCTTGGCAATCGACGTGCTGATGCGTCTCATATCATCCCCGCCCAAACGAACAGCATCAGGGCGCAGAGTACGACCACGCACAGCAAGCCGACCCACTCGTGGTTGTCCATTATGTACGCTCCCCATCTTGCACCCAGAGCATCGCCCGTTCAATATGCTCGACCATCGTCTCGATCTCGTCGATGAACCACTTGGCATCGTAATCCTGAAACGGCTCCCATGCGAACATCTCAACCTCTTCATCGTCGGGCGTGTCGGCATCTACCAATGCTTGCAGCCGAGCCATCGGGTCATCGGGGAAGTTATCCTCGGCTGCATTACTGAAGAAATGCTCCAACGCCATGTATAACGCGTACTCTTTTATTTCCTTGTGTGTTCTCATGATTAAATCTCCCTTATTGCTATTTGTTTAATGGATACGTCATCGACGATTTCATAGTTAGAGCCTGAGTCCGTTATGTGTCGGATGGCTGCGACACGCGTCAGTGCATCCTCATAGCTATCGGCTTCAATCGTGCGCCATGCATGTACTTTGCAGAGCACAACGTGGCTCACCTCAAATGTTTTCATTTCAGTTCCCCTCTTCGTTATCAATTGCGCCAACATCTAAAGCAAAGTCGGTGTTGAATGGTTCGCCTTTATTCAAAAAATATTCAACTAATACTTTCATCGTGGTTTCATAAGTGCATTGTGTTATGACGTAATGCGCCAATGATTCCGGTGTGATTGTCTGCATAACTTTCATTTCAGTTCCCTTTCAATCTGGCTGCAATAGCAGCGCATTGTGTGCATAGTTTGTAACCCTTAGTCCACAGGCTGTGAGGGACAGTTCCCCCACAGACTAGGCAAGGCCGTTGATGCGGTGTCATTCGCCGATGCCGTGTTCGCCCTGCCACAGGTCGAGCTGTACCCAGTGCTGGCAGAATTCATCCTCGGCTTGCTTCTGATCCTGATAGGCCATGTCGGCCATGTCCTCACGCCACCACGTGTCGTCGAGCTGGCTTAGTTGGTCGAAGTAGTACTGTTTTAAACGTCCCATGTCAGAACCCCTTAATAGTTAGAAAATAATTTGCCGTCTTGCCCGACGGGTCATACAGCGACCATTCAAGGTCGAGATGCGAGCCCTTGTAATCCCATATCGCAGCGGGCTCACCGTCAATCTCGAATGCCCAGCTGTGTACTACCTTGTCGGGGTCATCCTCTACATTCGGCGCGAAGCCCAGTGCTTGCGTGATATCGGCAGCTGTCAGGCATTGCAGCCCGCCGGTGCGGTAAGAGCCATCAACAAAATCAGTCGGTACAATTCTCATGTCATCCTCCCTGTTATGCCGCGATTGACGCAGCGAATCGATTCTTGAGCGAGCCATGCACCATGATGACCATGCTCGCTTTCTTACTGTCCTCGCCGCCGCTACACGCCATGCACGTTTCGCACGTCAGTCGTTTGCCTTGTTCTTCACTGGCAGGACATGGAGCCTCGCGAGCAAACGCGCCTATCGTGTTGGGAGCCGTTACCCTAAACGTGCGCCATCCTTCAGCTTGAGCCCGCACCATCTCGCCCAGCGTATCCACTGACGCCATGCACCAACGCTTGACGTGATCAGCCTTGCCGCTTGCCCATTGATGTGTGTAGCCAGTATGACCGGCAGCGGTGTGCAGCAAACCCTCCCAGACCCATGCTGGTACAGCGGCAGGGTCGCCGTATGTGCCGAGCCGCACCTTGCGATTGAAAACAGCGGCAGCGAGCATGTAACCGTCGTCTAATGGATAAATGCCGCGCATCACGCCGTCCATTACTGACCGCGCACCTTGCCCGAGATTGACGTAGCAGCTGCCGCCCATGCCACGCCGGTGTTTGCAGTCGCCGCAGACCGACACGTCTTCAAGTAATTGAGCTGACTCGACGGGCGACTTGCCGTTATCCGCCATGATGTAGGTTTGGACTAGGTTGCCGGTCTTGCCATTTTTTGATGTGCCTGTGATGGCAACGACAACAATCGGTTTGCCGTCGAGTAACGATAGGCCGCGATAAATGATATAGCCTGTGTGCTTTTGCTTTTTCATGGACTACCTTCTATGTGAGATTAATCTCAGATTCCACGTGCAGGTGGAATACTAATTAAGGGAACTACATGTCGCTGCGGTATTGCCTCGACACACTTCTATTATACCATACTTTACATATAGCACAATAGGTTGTGTATCTATTTGGTGAAATAGTTAGTTAGGATTTGTTCCGGTGTTCCGGTCGTGTTCTGACTTGCCGGAACAATAAGTATTGAGATTTGATGCGGAAAAAAATGGCGTAAGTGCTTGATTTATATATATTATTTTTTTAAAAGATAATAATAATAAGAGGGGTTTTTTGCGATGTTCCAATGTTCCGGTGTTTTTGGGGAGGGTATGGCTGGACGGCGTGTTTTTTGTTAGGGGAGAGCTGCACTTGCCCAGCTGATCTTGTTCCGGTAAATCTTTTTCTGGCTCAGCCATACCCTCTAAAAACACCGGAACATTGGAACAAAAAAATAAACCTTTATAATCAAGCACTTACGACCCCTTTTTCTGTTATTGTTCCGGCAACAAAAATTTAGATGTAAAGTTAGGTGTCGGAACAGACCCCATTTTCGGGACATAGAATATTTATTAAAATAAGTACGGCGATTTTAGAAAGCCATACTTTAAGATTCTCTTAAAGTATCTACCCTGACCGGAACAAATTTCGCCCATACTCGTTTTAATAAATATTTTATGGGCTAATCGGGACAGATTCCACCCATGCGTGGAATACTAATTAAGCCACGCCCTGCCACGCGCACGTACGCGCACGACGAAAGATAACTGGCATCGAATTGTCGGGGCGAAAAAAAACCCCGCCGAAGCGGGGCTTAGAATTACTTATTTATTACCGCCCAGAATGCTTCGACCGCCATTCTGAATTTCACTGGGTTTGCATCTGGGTCACCTAGCGCTTTTGCTTTGGTTACCTTCGCGTCATCCTTTACGAAGTTTGCTTCCCAATGTTCGCGTAGTGTCTTATTAGCTGCACGTTTGCCTGTTTCTTTCTTTGGCGTAGTTAACTCAATTAACTTCTTACGCAAGTCGCTGATGCGGTTTGATACATACGTTGACGCGTCCGCCCGTATGCCGCCGACAATTTTCTTTTTCTCTGGATTATCTATTTTCCGATAATCGTAATTGCTCATGCTAGTTGCGTAGGCTACTGATAAAACCTCAGTTGCATTCGGCCGCTTTGCCAATTCGGACACGTTGATATAGTTGCCATCAACCAATGCATACTCACGCTTTGGCGTAATTTCATCGCATCGAATCAAATAGCCTTCGCGCAATTCCGCGTTTAACTCATCCGATTTTTCCGTCAATACCTTTGGAAACTTTTCCAGCACATAACGTGCGGTCTGCTCTAATGAGCTTTGCGCTGCGCCCGTTGACACCGCCTGACGATATGCCGCGTCTTTGATTGATTGGATGTCTTTTACTTCTGGTGTTTTGGATTTTGTCATGATGACTTTGCTACCCTCTAAATTGGCTTTGCGGAATGCATCGCCTAAGTATCTTTATACAGATATTCAGCCTATATGTCAAGTTATATCGCTATTTAGCCCTCTATTCACACGTGGAACGCTAATTAAGCCCTGCGCGCCCGTTTACGCGCGACGAAAAATAACTGGCATCAGAAGCAACAGGCGTAAAAAAAGGGAGCCGAAGCTCCCCGTCCTACTTTTAAATCAGGTCGTATATATAGTCTGGCTCAAGACCGAACTCACAGCGCAGTATTTCTTCTGGGTCTGCTCCCGCTGCAACTTCTTCGCGTGCATCATCAATCCATTCCTGCGCTTCAACGCGATCCATATTATCGCGGGTCATCAATACTTCCAATATACTGTATGTCATTTTGCTACCTTTCCAGAAGATGGGAGCTGATCGGCAGCTCCCTTACCGTACTACTTGTTAGTCACAAACAATCTGATACTTGTGCTGCTCGACCATCTCAGTGCCGATCACCACCTTGCGGCACGTCTCGCTGTTAGATTTGACGTAGGCATGAACAGAGATGTAGTAAGGCGTGGTATCGAACACGTAGTCACGATTAAGACACTCAGCAAATTCTGAATTACGAACGCTGCCGCCATTTGCTTCCGTGTAGACCATCAAGTATTGAAGCAAGTCCGTTAATTCTTCCTGCTTGAAACCATCCAAACTACGCAGGTTAACCATAACCTGTGTTTGACTACGGTACACTGACAAGTAAACATTGCCTGCGTCTTTAATAATGCGCTGAATGACACCGACAAGCTTAACCGTCTTAGCCTTACTAGCCTTGAGCGCTTTGATCTTAGCCTTGATGCGGGTGACATCACCTTTAAGGCTCTCGATAGTGTCGTCGAATACTACTGTCGCTGCTGTGTTGTTAATCATGATGTTACCTTCCTAAGTGAGTGAGTGATACAGGCTTTGCGAAGTGCTTGGCCTGAGATACTTTATACCGATATTCTACCTATATGTCAAGTTAAATCGTACTAATCAGGGTTTTTACCCCTATTTCCGCCCCTACCCCCCTACACCCCCCACCCCCCTAATCCCTATTAGGTACCATCGCGCCCCCATACACCTTGCGCTCCACAAACGATTATTAATTTTTTCCAAATCACCCCCCGCCTCGAAAACTAAAGGCTGTTGTCAAAAAATATATTATAAAAATCTCACAAACTCGGTTAACAAAATGGCATCTATGTACATATTATAAATTGTGATATTCTTGCCGCATTGTTCACTCGGGCCACAAACTGCCACCATGAACGTCATCATTCCGAATATCGACGAAGACATCCCTCTTCCTGCGTCAGCCCTTGACGCCATGCCCGAACTATCGCCGCAAGAAGAACTTGCCATGCGAGCGCGTACTATTAAATTGATAGCTGATTTAAACGGCGCAGCATTAGAACCCACCGAAGAAAACATCGCCACTGCTCAAGAACTTGCCAAGCAGATGATGCAGAACCCGACGCACAGGCCGGAGTTTGCCAAGTACCCCAACGAAGTCATGGCCTACCTTGCAGGTATGGTTGCCCAAAGCAACTGCATGATTGTTGAAGAGCTATCGGACTTCAAACTCTACGTAGTTAATAAGCTAGTTGCGGAAGTTGAGAACGCCAAGGATGCCAAGGCGAGGATTTCAGCCCTAACTAAGCTAGGGGAAGTAGATGGCGTTGATGCGTTTAAGAAACGCAGCGAGATCACGGTAAAGATTCAATCTATTGAGGAAGTTGAGCGCGAGTTGTTCGAGACGCTTAACATGCTAGAGGATCAAGTGGTGGACGTGCACATGCGAGAGGTGTCCGATGGGCTTGGAGGCGCTTAAACTAACCCCTGAAAACCTTAATAAGCTCCGTGCAGCGTTACCAAACATGCCGGAAAAGCAGAAAAGACGCACTGCGGAGCTATTAAAGAAGTATAAAGAGGAAGTTACGCGTGAAATCAGCCAAGATTCCTTCTTAGACTTCGTAAAACACGTCTATCCGGGCTATAAAGTCGGACCACACCACTATAAACTGGCTAAAATCTTTGAAGAGATAGCTGCGGGCAAGAAGAAACGGGTGATTGTGAACATCGCCCCCCGTCACGGCAAGTCAGAACTCATTTCTTACCTCGCTCCTGCATGGTTTTTGGGTAAATACCCCCAGAAAAAGGTCATTATGGCCTCCCATACGGCGGATTTAGCGGTTCAATTCGGTCGGAGGGTGCGAAATCTCGTTGGATCGGAGCCCTACCATGACATTTTTCCGCAGATTGAGCTACAAGCTGACTCCAAAAGTGCCTCTAGATGGGGAACTAATTTTGGAGGTGAGTACTTTGCTATTGGTGTGGGCGGCGCACTTGCTGGTCGCGGTGCTGATCTTTTCATCATTGACGACCCCCATTCTGAACAAGACGCCAAGCTCAACCGAGCCGAAGTGTTTGTCCCAGCTTGGGAATGGTTTCAGTCAGGACCGATCCAGCGTCTGATGCCGGGCGGTGCGATTATCGTGGTAATGACGCGGTGGTCGAAACTAGACTTGACGGGGCAGATTGTTACGCAGATGGAGCGTAATGAGGACGTGGACAAGTGGGAGGTGGTTGAGTTCCCTGCCATTGACGAGAACGATCAGGCATTGTGGCCGGAGTTCTGGCCGGTAGAGGAGTTGCTTGCCAAGAAGGCATCGATTGACATCCGGTACTGGAATGCACAGTACATGCAGCAGCCGACCTCGGAAGAGGGTGCACTAATTAAGAGAGAGTGGTGGCAGATGTGGGAGGAGGACGAGCCTCCCCGCTGTGAGTTCATAATCATGAGCTTGGACGCTGCCCAAGAGACTAATAATAGAGCTGACTATAATGCGTTGACGACGTGGGGTGTGTTCTACAACGAGAACGTGAACAACTACAACATCATATTGTTGAACAGTATTAAGAAGCGCATGGAGTTCCCCGACCTAAAAGCTTTGGTGTTGGAGGAGTATAAGGAGTGGGAGCCGGACTCATTTATTGTGGAGAAGAAGTCGAATGGAGCCGCCCTCTATCAGGAGCTACGACGTATGGGGGTACCCATTAGTGAGTTCACACCGGGAAAAGGGCAGGATAAGGTCAGCAGGGTTAACGCTGTTAGTGATCTATTCCGCTCTGGTATTGTGTGGGCTCCCCACCGGCGTTGGGCGATGGAGGTGCTGGAGGAGTGTAATGACTTCCCCAGTGGTGTAAATGATGACTTGGTTGACTCGACTACGTTAGCACTGGCGCGGTTTAGGCAGGGCGGGTTTATTCGTCTGCCGAATGACGAGCCAGAAGAGTTGCAGCTGTTCAAGTCTAAGCGTAATTCAGCTTATTACTAGGTGACTATGACTACACAAAAGTTCATGGGTAGGAACCAACTAATAGATAGATTGACCGCACAGATCGGGTCAAGAGATAAGGCTATAGCCACGCTACAAGAACGTGGGCATTTGATGGCAGATGGCAAGACGTTTACGGCAGAAGGTGCCAAGCGTAATTCCATGACCGCAGAAGAACGAGCAAAAGACAGGGCGGCTAAGCGCACTGGCAAACCAGCCACCGCATTCGGCTACAACCCTAAGACTAATACGGCATCATTTAAAAAGAGATAATTATGGCTACTAATATGGACAAGGCACTGTATGAAGCCCCGATGGGTATTATGGCTGGGGAAGATGAGCCAGACTTAGAGATTGAGATTGAGGACCCGGAGGCTGTACGCCTGAGAACAGATGGCCTAGAGATTGAGATTGAGCCGCGAGAGATGTCGGATGAGGACTTCGACGCGAACCTTGCAGAATATATGAGCGACGGGGACTTGTCCGCCGTTGCCGGAGAATTGCTGAGTGCCTACGATGACGACGTGAGTGCGCGTAAGGATTGGGTGCAGACTTACGTTGATGGTCTTGACTTGCTTGGTATGAAGATGGAAGAGCGCACAGAACCTTGGGCTGGCGCTTGTGGTGTGATCCACCCGCTGCTGTCTGAGGCTGTTGTGAAATTTCAGTCCGAGACGATCATGGAGACGTTCCCAGCTGCTGGACCAGTTAAGACGAAGATCATCGGTAAAGAAACACAGGCTAAGAAAGAAGCCGCAGAACGTGTGCAGGCTGATATGAACTATAAGCTCACTGAGCAGATGCCTGAATACCGGCCTGAACATGAGCGTCTTTTGTGGGGCTTGGGCCTGTCGGGGAATGCGTTTAAGAAGGTGTATTTCGACCCTTCGCTAGACCGACAGGTCTCTATTTATGTGACGGCGGAAGATGTCGTGGTGCCGTATGGTGCCAGCAGCTTGCGTACAGCAGAGCGTGTTACTCACGTGATGCGTAAGACCGAGAACGAGCTGCGCAAGTTGCAGATCGCTGGCTTTTATCGCGATGTTGATCTTGGTGAACCAGCTAATACACTGGACGAGATTGAGAAGAAAGTCGCAGAGAAGATGGGCTTTCGCGCAACCAGCGATGACCGTTTTCGTATTCTGGAGATACAGGTAGATTTAGATTTACCGGGCTACGAGGATGTGGACGACGATGGTGAAGAGACCGGTGTGATGCTGCCGTACATCGTCACTATTGAGAAGAACACGCAAGAAGTCTTAGCTATCCGCCGTAACTGGAGGCCAGAAGACAAGAACAAACAGAAGCGCAGCCACTTCGTCCACTACGGATACGTGCCGGGTTTTGGCTTTTATTGCTTCGGTTTGATCCACTTGGTTGGTGGGTTTGCTAAATCAGGCACGTCGTTACTACGTCAGTTGGTAGACGCCGGTACGCTGGCTAACTTGCCGGGTGGTTTGAAGTCTCGTGGTATGCGTGTAAAGGGTGACGACACACCTATCGCACCGGGTGAATTCCGAGACGTAGATGTGCCTAGCGGATCGATCCGTGACAACATCCTACCACTCCCTTACAAGGAACCAAGTCAAGTTTTGATGGCCTTGATGAATCAGGTTATCGAAGAAGGTCGCAAGTTTGCTAACGCTGGTGACTTGAATGTATCTGATATGTCGGGCGAAGGCCCAGTGGGTACAACGCTGGCAATTCTTGAGCGTACGTTGAAGTCGATGTCGGCAATTCAGGCGCGTGTGCACTACGCGATGCATGAAGAGTTTCGCCTGTTAAAAGACATCATCCGTGACTACACTCCAGAAGAGTATGACTACGACCCAGTTGAGGGTAACCGTCAGATTAAACAGTCGGATTATGACGCTGTAGATGTGATCCCTGTTAGTGACCCGAACGCGGCGACGATGGGGCAGAAGATCGCTCAGTTCCAAGCGGTGTTGCAGTTATCACAGTCTGCTCCGCAGATATACGACATGCCGTATCTTCATAGGCAGATGATTGAAGTCTTGGGCGTGAAGAACGCAGCTAAATTGATTCCGATGGATGACGATATTCGTCCGCGTGATCCGATTACTGAGAACCAAAATCTTCTGAAGATGAAGCCGGTTAAAGCGTTCTTCTATCAGGATCATCAGGCGCATATCCAAGTTCATATGGGCACGATGCAAGACCCTAAGATCCAAGCTCTTATGCAGCAGAACCCGCAAGCACCACAGATGGCAGCGGCGATGATGGCGCATATTAATGAGCACGTTGGGTACGAGTATCGTAAGCAGATGGAGAAAAT